AGACAGGCAAATAGCAAGGTGGTAAAAATTAATCTGCGTTTTTTCCTCACGAGGGTTTAGCTGCTTTAAGTAAAAACTATTTAACTTTTGCCCCTTGCTACATTTTTAAACCATATCGTTGACGTCAACAAAATGATAAAATGAAAGTAGAACTATTAGAAATATTTGGCAATGATGAAATGGTAGTTAACGCAGCTCGCGTCAGCTACGGCAAAGAGGCAGTTAATTACACGAGCGAAGAAAATAAGTCTTTAATCAACTATCTTGCCTCACACGGTCACACTTCTCCCTTTCGCCATCCTCAGATTCAATTTCGCATAACTTGCCCTATCTACGTTGAAAGGCAGTTGTTCAAGCATCAAGTAGGCTTATCTGCAAATAGTATCTCTGGAAGATACGTTGATTTTTCCGACACCTATTCAAATATTCAACATTGGCGATTCCAATCTAAAAGCAGTAAGCAAGGCAGCGAAGGAGAACTAACCGGAACAAATAATGATTTAGCTAAAAGCATTGAGGAGGATGTAATAAAGTTTGCTCAAAGCTCCTATAAGATTTTAATTGAACTTGGTGTATCAAAAGAACAAGCGCGTACCATTTTACCGTTAAACTTAAATACAACTTTTATCTGGACCGGATCACTATACGCGTACATAAATATGTTTAAGCAAAGAATCGACCGCCATGCCCAGGCTGAAACAAGGGAGGTAGCTATGGAGATGCTGCACCAATTAAAACTAACAAATAATTTTAACTTATCTTTAGATGCATTTCATTTATGAATGAAGCCATTAGACACAATGAAAATAAGCTACGCTACGATCTTTGCCCAGCCATAGCGCAAAGGGAGTATGCAAAGGTATGGACGCAAGGTTTAGAAAAATATTCTGCCGGTAACTGGGAGAAAGGCTTTCCCTTTTCCGTTGTCATTGCCTCCGCAATGCGTCACCTTGAAGCAATGCGACTTGGTGAAATGATTGATAATGAAAGCGGACTTTTGCACTCTGCACACTTGATGTGCAATGCCGCAATGTTGACAGAGTTTTATTTTACTCATCCAGAATTAAATGATTTACAAAAACAAATAAAATGATTTTAACTGACAAAACCATTATTGACGAAATAGCAGCTGGCAACATTGTCATTGAGCCTTTAATAGAAGCAAACATTGGCACTAACAGTGTGGACTTAACACTGAGCAATACTTTGCTAATGTACACTGACCATGTTCTTGACACCAGGAAGAAGAATGCTTATGCTCCTATGATTATACCTGAAGAAGGAATGATTTTGCAGCCAAACATTTTATACCTTGCATCAACTGTCGAATATACGGAGACACTTCGGCACGTTCCAATAATTCAAGGTAAATCGAGTTTAGGAAGATTAGGTTTATTTGTCCATGTAACGGCAGGCTTTGGAGATGTAAATTTTAGAGGGCATTGGACTTTAGAACTGGTTTGTGTACAACCTGTAAAGATTTATCCATACATGAAGATTGCACAAATTTGCTACCACGATATTAGCGAAATGCCATACACCGACTATGCCAGCAAAGCAGATGCTAAGTATAAAGACCAGGGCAAAGATCCAGTTGCAAGTAAAAACTATTTAAACAGATAGCCGTGAATAAAAAGCAAGCCGAAAAATTACATGAACTTAATTTTTATATATGGTTTATCGTCGCTGTATTAATGGGTTTAGGTTTATTTGCAGATTTAATTTATTATTTACTAAACAAATAATTATGTTAACAGAATCAGAAAAACAGAAATTAGGCAAAGAGATTGCGCTCATCATTGTATTAATTGGAGGTATTTTAACTTTATCTTATGCCATTTACTTTATTGTTGACACTTTAAAAAAATGGTACTAATGGAGGTTAAAACAAATCGCTTTATAATAAAGTACAGGGAAGGCATTGTTAGTGTAGCTGCTAAAGATGTAGCGGAGGCAATAGAAAGATTTAAAGAATTACGCATTGAAACGTGCGCAAAAGAATTAACTATTGTACCAGAGGATGAAATGTATAAACGCAGAGAAGAAATTTTCCGAAAGGAGTGATTAGTGGTTTTCGGTGGGAAGTAATTTTATTTCCCACTTTTTTTTTATTTTATTATTATATATAAATATACTTTGTATATTTGCCTATCATTAATATTTAAAACATCACAAACATGAAAAAGAATTTTAACAATCAGAACTTTGAATGGCTATTCCAGGACATTACATCCTCAATGCCAAAGATTATTTTCACAGGTATTATTTTAACATACCTTATTACCGCAGCTCTTAATGTGTACTTTCTTCCACTTCCGCTGCTACTTTCTATTCCTGCATCACTTATGCTCCAGTTTGGCAGATTTGCCGTTGTCTTTATTGATTTCCTTAACCCATCTGACAAACGCAGTAAATACCCTCCCCGTGTTGCTGCCATTGCTACGGTTATAGCATTGTTGGAGTTATGGTTTAGTATCCAAGGCCAAACAACTGGCGCAGAGTTTTGGGCTATGTTTTTCTTCATTGGTGCTATTATTTGCTTTGGCTATGTGTTAGAGATACAGTTTATTGAGAAAGGCATAGAGGCATACGGCATAGGAGTAAAAGAACCAAAAACAAGGAGGAGAGTAGTAAGGGAGACTACAAAAACAAACATTAGCACTACACAGCCTATTAAGTTTACAATGGCCGTTTGCTTTATCTTGGCAGTTGGTTATTTACCGGCACAGAACAATCACTTTATGGCATATAACACTATGAGCCTTGAAAAGATAGACAAAGGCTTATTAGAAAGAAGGTATTACAGTGAGGCAGATGAATCTTATACAATCGACACCATAACTTATGATATGTTATCTGGCATTAATTTGTGGGATGGATATTCAAGGACTACTTATGATAATACCATGTTCATGACCTACGGCACACAAAACTTTGAATACTTTCCATTGGCAGGTGTATGGAAGTATAAAAATAAATACTATGACTATATTGGATTGCTCAAATTTGTAAGCAAATATTTTAAACGTAACTTTTTAAATAAAAAAATAACTTATGGCAAAATTCGTAGGCATTGACCCATCAATGCGATTAAATGGCTTTGCCGTTTGTATCATTGATGAGCAGAAAGTTTATTTTGGAAAGTACAAGAAACTTGCTGACTGGGCAAAAGACGCTTTGACATGGGCAACCGACATTAAAGTAGTAGTCGAAGATTCATCTTTGCAAAATATTACTTTTAGAAAATATGTCGATGGAAGGGCAAGAACAAAGATTAGCCGTAATGTCGGCATGAATCAAGGTGCCAGCCGATTCACAATAGATTGGTTAGAATTGTACGGACATACAGTAAAAGGAATATCACCACAGGATAAAGGCAGCAAATGGACAGTGGATTATGCTATGTCCGTAATTAAAGGAATGAATCTCGAAGTGACCGGAAACAAAAAATTATCACAAGATGAAATTGACGCTTTTCAATTAGCGTTAATATCAAAAGCATATTTCAAATGATACAGGAAAAAGTAATTAGAAAACGTCTTAACAATCTTGAAAAGATTTATATAGCTGAATCGCTTAAGGATAAAAATAGACAAAATAAATGGTTTATGGACATTATTGTCCAAAGAATCAAACAGGAAAAAACTAAACTTACACTATTAAAAATAGGAACACATGGCTGCTAATAATTACGGAATGGATAAAAAACAAATAGCACTATGCGAGGCTATGGTAGTTAAGTATCCAAAAGGTATTAAGACAAACAATGTTGTATCTTCAACATCAACACTCATATCTTTTTACAATAGCAAAGACGAAAGAAATAAACAATTTTACCAGTATATGAATCCCGAAAGAATGGTATCTTTGCTTTGGCAGGTAGTTAAAATTAATAGCGAGAAAGAGGATGTAAAAGAGGCAGCCATTACAATGTTAAATAAGGTATTAGAAAATATAGTTGTTAAATAATGTTTGTGAGTGTTTAGAAAAGGTTTTTAAGAGGAGCAAGAGAGATACTTGCTCCTTTTTTATTGCCATTCTACACCTTGCTGCACAGCGTAGTCTAAGATGCCCTTTGCGTGCGCTTTAGCGATAGTCTGCTGCCACTTTATATCTATCATTAATCCAGCGTCAGAATAATTAGTAAAAAATCCATTTTCCGACAACACCGCAGGCATGGCTACACCGGTAAGCATTTGAAATCTTGCCTCTTTGTCTAAGTCATTGTCTGTATAATCTGGCCTATGCACCCAGCCAGGAGTAGCAGTTATAACTTGCTCACCAATGCAAGTAGCAAGAAGATCCGACTTTGTTTCTCCTGGCGATGTAAATATCTCCCAACCTCTGGCAGTAGGTGACGCAGCATTGCCATGTATGGAAACAAGGATAGAATGCTGAGCTGCTTTTGCGTAGGATGTGGCAAGTTGGCAGCGTTTAATTAATGTTGTATCATTAATAGGCTCGTAAATCTTTTTTACTTGAAAGCCATAGTCTAATAGGTATTGCTGCAAATAGTTAGCTAATGATCTATTAAACACACCCTCAAAAAACCAGCCGTAGGAATGAAACCTGCCTGTACGGTGCTGAATGCACTTTGATGGATAGGTAACGTATTTCTCTGGGCCCGTGCCGTTTCTCATGCCACCATGCCCGGCATCAAGGCATATTAAAAATTCATTTGGTTTCATTCTGCAAATTGAAAATTATAACTTAATTTAAGGTCAGAGCCTATTGTGTATTTCATCCATATACCAGCACCAGATTTAGGCGCTAATCCTTTTTCAATAGCATATCCATTAAAATCTATTGGTGCGTTTTGGTAAGTGCCTGTTTTAATGTGCCATTGTTGGTCTATTGATTCACCGTATCTTGAAATACGATTTCGTGTAATAGGAACTATCCAACGGTCATGAGTATGACCACTAATCACAACATTTGCATCTGGAAGATAAACGGCTTTTCTTGCAGTCTGAATTGTATCGCGCGTGACTGGTCCACCTCCACCATAGCCGTGGTGATATCCAATAATTAAAGGTACTTTTGTACCTTCTTCTAAATAAGCAAAAAATCTGCAATAAATGTAGCCTGAGTAATTACCTTGACTCATTTCTAACTGATAACAAATTTTATCAACTATGCCATATTCAATGCGTTTTTCTACGCTTGTTTCATGGTTGCCAGGGGAATAAAATGCAAGTATAGATTTGTAAGGTTTTAAAAATTCGACCACATCTTTAATGACTTCATCTATATATCTTGCGGTATTGTATTTTGGATTTAGGTCAGCTTTATTAGAACGTGGGTCATATTTGCCTTGCATCAAGTCCAACAAATCACCAAAAATAAATACTGGTGCATTTCTTTCTAAAGCTAAATCAAGGTGTTCTTTTAGCTTTACTCGATCGCAGTGAACACTATCTAAATGAACATCCGATATAAGTAAAAAATACCTGTCTTTTTGGTACACTTGAAAATCTAAAAATTCATGTGTATTTGGGAATATTTTCTTTAACATCGTTTTTTTTTTAAAAAAGGGGAATAGAAATTAATCTACTCCCCTCGGCTGCCTAAGGTAGCGATTCTTCTGCGCCTATAATTTACTGCTGCTTAATAGATTGAAATCTTTTAGCAAGTTTAATCGTTAAGAAAACATGGTCTAAAACATCTTCTACAAGTAATTCAACAGCATCATTCTTTAAGTCAAATCTTTGTTTTAACTCGTTTACAAGTTCATCCTGCTCTTCTGGCGTAAGGTCAGTCAACTCCTGTTTAACCATTTCAATGCCGGCAAATGCTTTTGCAGCTGAAAAAATAACAGGTACAAATCGAGGTGAATCAGTAACAATAGAGAATTTTTTGTCTTCTAAAGATTTAATGATTGCCTCTAATAAATCGAAACCAAAGTTTAAAACTTCTTTTGTTTCTTTTACTCCTAAAACTTCGTTTGACATATAAATTTATTTAATGGTTACTTGTTAAAAAAGCGAAGAATAACAGTTTTTAAATTAACACCGGTTATTCTTTTTATGTTTTCTGAAATACTGAATAGCTCGGTTGTTGCTATAATAAACGCTACCATATATGTAATGGGTATAGGTAAGCTAAAAGTATTTTTTGCAAGTTCAAAAATCATAATACCGCAAAAATATACAGCTATCTTTTCCGATGTGCGATAAAGCCCACGGCTGCTAATCTTTTGCCCTTCTTTCCTTGCAGCTTGGATACCTGTGGCCATGTCGGCAAAAACAACAGCTACAGTGAAAAGAAGAAATTCCTTTATTGGAATGAAAAAAGAAAATATCCATCCACAGCAAATAGCGTATGTAATTTTTTCCCATCCAAGATGAAGAAGGTTTAATATTGTTGATTTCATATTATTTTAATTTGCTTGCATTATAATCCAATTAGTACCATTACTTACAAGTGTAGCAAATTTGCCGCCTCCTGATGTTAAAATAGATGTTGTTAAAGTAGTACTATTTAATGGTTCTACGTTTGTAGAATTTGAATTTACTGCGCCAGTTCCAGAATTTTTTATTACAAGTGTTTTGTTAATGTTTCCGCTTGCAGATGGAAGTGTAATACTAACAGTAGAACTTTGATTAATATTTACATACCAATGCGAATAAACGCCAAAACTTGAAGATAAAACAATACCAGGTCCATTAATAGCAAGATAAATATTCACATCATTGCCAGCCGTTGCAGTTAATGTACCACCTGATAAACTTAATCCACTTCCTAAAGTTAAATCAACTACTTGCCCCGTGCTACTTCTTCCTATGACACTTGTAGCCGTTCCTGATGCAGATGCTAATGTAACTGTACCATTAAATGTTTTATTACCTCCAAAGGTTTGTGTAAAAGATGTCACTAATCCTGTTTGACTTGCTCCAGCAGCCTGTACGCTTAAAACGCCGCTTCCTATACTCATTCCAGTACCAAGACTTAATTCACCGATTGCATTTGAAGCGTTTATACCGAGAACACGTGTTAAAGTTGATGTAGTTGCTAAAGTTCCAATACTTACCCCTCCTGTCAATGTACTAAAGCCTGTCATATTTAATGCTGAACTACCATTTATATCTCCGTTAAATGTTTTAGCGCCTCCAAATGTTTGAGTAGATGCTGTTACTACACCTGTAGTCGATACCCCAGCATTAGCAATAGTAATATTAGGAGTAGTGCCTCCACTTGATGAAATAGGCAATGAGCCTGTAACACTTGTTACCGTGCCGTTTCCATTTCCCGTTCCTGCACCAATAGCCGTTCTAAAA